GCCGTTCGATGGAACGCGAGCGCATCAGCGGCATCCACCGCGTTGCGCGCAAGCTCAACCGCCCGGAGGCTGAGGTCACCTCGGCGATCGAGAACGGTACCGAGCTCCACGCCTATCGCGCGCACGCGATCGAGTCGCATGGCGAGACCGGCACGATCCAGATCGACAAGCGCGATCCGCGCATTACCCCGGGCGAGGACAGCCGTGACAAGTGGATGCGCGGCGCGAGCGCGTGGCTGCTCCAGCGCGCCGCCGTCGGCAACATCGTCGCCGCTGACGCGAAGGCGAAGGGCGAGAAGATCGATCTTGATCCCGGTCACTTCCGTGGCCTGCGCATGATCGACCTCGCGCGCCAGGCGCTCGAGAATTCGGGCGTTCGCACCGCGGGCATGCTGCCGATGGATCTCGTGGGTCTCGCGCTCACGCAACGTAGCTCCGGCATGACCGGCGCGGCGAGCACCGGTGATTTCCCGGTGCTGCTCGAGAACGTTCTCTACAAGACGCTGATCGCGGCGTACGGCACGACGCCGGACACCTGGACGCGCTTTGCCATGACTGGCAGCGTCCAGGATTTCCGCGCTAACAAGCGCTACCGCATCGGCACGTTCGGTGCTCTCCAGACCGTCAACGAAGGCGGCGAGTTCGCGAACAAGGCGATCCCCGACGGCAGCCGCGAGTCGCTGACCGCGCAGACGAAGGGCAACATCGTCTCGATCACCCGCCAGGCGATCATCAATGACGACATGGGCGCGTTCACGACGCTCGCAACCATGCTTGGCCGCTCGGCTCGCCTGACGATCGAGCTCGATGTGTACGCGCTGCTCGCGCAGAACGGCGGCCTCGGTCCTCTCATGGGCGACGGCCTCACGCTGTTCCACGCGAACCACAAGAACATCACCACGTCCGCAGCCATGAGCGCGGGCGCGATCGACCTGGATCGCCAGGCGATGGCGTCGCAGACCGATCTGTCTGGTAACGAGATCCTCGGCCTCACGCCGGCGATCTTGCTCCTGCCGATCACCCTCGGCGGCGTGGCTCGCCAGATCAATACCGGCCAGTACGACTTCGATGCCTCGACTGGCAAGAACCCGTGGCTGCCCAACCGCGTTGGCGGTCTGTTCCATCAGATCATCGACTCGCCGCGCATCGTCGGAACGCGCCGTTACGTGTTCGCGGATCCCGGCATCGCGCCGACGATCGAAGTGGCGTTCCTCGACGGTCAGCAGCAGCCGTTCCTCGACGTTCAGCAAGGTTGGCGCGTGGATGGCGTCGAGTGGAAGGCGCGGCTGGATTATGGAGTGGCTGCCATTGACTACCGTGGCGCTGTGACCAACGCGGGCGTCTAAGCCCTCCTGACCTGAAAGAAAAAAGAACATGTTGAATTTCGTAAAGCCAGGCGACGTTGTTACGTACACCGCTCCAACGGGCGGCGTGGTCAGCGGCACCGCGTATCTCATCGGTCAGCTGCTCGTCGTCGCTCAAGCGACGGTCGCGGTTGGCCTCGCGTTCGAAGGCGTCGCGGTCGGCGTGTTCTCGTTGCCCAAGGCGACGGGCATCGCGTGGACCGAGGGCATGCTCCTGTACTGGGATCCTGTCGCGAAGAACCTGACGAACGTCGTCACCGCGAACACTCGCGTCGGCGCCGCTGCCGCTGCGCAGCTCGCCGGTGACACCACGGGCGCCGTCCGCCTCGGCGGCGCCCCCGCACCCGCAGGAGTCGCGTAATGTCCACGATCCCGCCCATGTCCAAGACCTCGACCGTTGTGGCGCCTGCCGTCGACAACGCGCCCAGGAGCTCCGCGCCGATCGTCCCCGACGGCCCGGCGCCGACCGACGTGATCAACCCGCAGGCGCGAGATCAGGCGACCTCGCCGGCCTCGGGTCCCGCGGTCGCACGCAACCTGTCGACCAGCCAACTCGACAACATCCGGGCATACGCCGAGCGCGGCGATATGCAGGGCGTCCAGAACTACCTGGACTGCGGCGCGGTGCTGACGCTGCTGAACGCGTTGCGTGATCGCGACGAGGCGAATGCCAAGCTCGACGCGATGACCGGCGAGCGCAACACGGCGGTCGCCGCCAAGCAGCAGATCGCCAACATGTTCGGCCCGCTCCTGAAGTAAATGACGGCGTTCGACCTCCTCGTCGCTGGAGCTGACCGAGCTGTGTTCGGCAACCTCGGCGGCGAGGTAGTCACGTACTCACCGAGCACGGGCACGCCGTTCTCGGTCGTCGGCGTGTTTGATGCGCAGTACGTACTGGCCAAGGGCAGCGCGCACGCGGGCGTCGAGGCCGCGGGTCCGGCGATCTTCTTTCGCCTGTCGGATCTGTTGCCGTCGGATCCCGAGGCTGAAAACCGGGCGACGATCGCGATCCGCGGGAACATCTACCGCGTGATCGAAGCTCGCCCCGATGGCGTCGGCGGAATCGTGCTCGTGCTCCGTCGGGTCAACTGACCGACCGTTGACAGACCACGAGCGGCGTGATCCTGACGATGGGGATGGCTCACCAGCGCTCGCTGATCCGGTCGGCCGTGGCTGCGTTGCTGGTCAACGCAAACACGTCTGCCGGCGCGCGGGTTTCGGCGACGCGAGTCGAGCCGCATCAGGGCCGCGGGCTGCCGGCGATCTCGGTCTACACGCTGAGCGAGTCGCTAAATGATGACCTGTCGCGCCTGAGCGCACCGCGAGAGCTGACCCGCGATCTGAAGCTCGAGATCGCCGCGTGGGTCGCGCACTCCGATGCGTTCCCGGTGGACGACGCGATGGACGCGATGGCCGAGCAGATCGAGGCCGTGATGAGCGCCGACCGATGGCTATCGGGCACCGCCGCGGAGTCGATCTACGAGAGCACGGAGATGCAGGTCGTCGAGGATGACGGCCACAGCGATCCGCTCGTCGGCATCGTGACGCTGACCTACTCCGTCACCTACCGCACCGTGCCCGCGGTCGCCGCGCTGAACGACTTCGTGACCGTTGACGTTATCGAGAAGATCGCTGGCGGCGTTTCCGACACCGTGCCGGCTGAAGACCAATTCACCGTTAGGTAAATCCCCATGAGCTTTCGCGTCAAACCTGTCGATCCTGCCGCTGTCATCCGCGATCCACACACGCTGCGTGCCTTGCACGTGGACGGCGAGATCGTGCCGGATAACACCTTCTGGCGTCGTCGCGTGCTGGACGGTGACGTGCTCGTGCTCGAGGACACGCCGGTGATCGTCGTGACCGAGAGCTCGACCGAGCTCGATGCACAACGCGCCGCGATCCAACCGGGCGCGCGCCAGGCGATTGACGTGCCTGCCGCTCTCGAGGGCGGCGAGCGCATCGCGCCGCTAGCAGCGGAACCGAGCTCCAGCACCACGAAGCCGGTCACCGCGCCTGTGGCACCGCTCACCACGCGAAAGATCTAACCCATGTCTACCAGCTTCAACCAAGTCCCCACGAACCTTCTGATCCCGTTCGTCGCGGTCGAGTTCGACTCCTCCAAGGCGTCGCAGGGTCCCGCGCTGCTCGCCTACAAGGGTCTAATCATCGGTCAGAAGCTCGCGGGCGGCACGTTCACGCCTGACACCGTGGTGAAGGTCTCGAGCCTCGATCAAGTCATCACCGGCGCCGGTCGTGGCTCGATGCTGCACCGCCAATACCTCGCCTGGACGGCGAGCAACAAAAGCACCGAGCTCTGGATGGGCGTGCTCGCCGACAACGCCGCGGGCGTCGCTGCCACGGGCACGATTACGGTGGCAGGTCCCGCGACCGCGACGGGCACGATCGCGCTCTACCTCGGCGGCACGTTGATCTCGGTCGGCGTCAACATCGGCGATGCCTCCACGGCGATCGCGGCCGCGATCTCGGCGGCTGTCAACGCATTGCCGGACCTCGCGGTCACTGCCAGCGTTTCCGCCTCCACGGTCACGCTGACGTATCGCCACAAGGGCACCGTCGGTAACTCGTTCGACGTGCGCTACAACTTCCGCGACGGCGACGCACTTCCCGCGGGCGTGACGCTGACGGTCGCCGCGGTTGGCTCGGTCGTGGTCGGCACGTCTAACCCGACGCTGACGAACCTGATCGCGGCGATGACCACGATCTGGTTCCAGATCTGGACGCACCCGTACACCGATGCCACGAGCCTGACGGCGATCGAGACCGAGCTTGCCACCCGTAACGGTCCAATGCGCCAACAGCAGGGCGTCGCTATCACCAGCGCGTCCGGTTCGTTCTCTACGCTCTCCACGCTCGGCTCGGGCCGCAACAGCCCGCACTCCGTGATCGTGGCGCAGACGGGCCGCACGCCGCTCACACCGCCCGCCGAGTTCGCTGCCGAGGTCGCGGCGGTCGTCGCGCAGTACGGCGC